ATTTTGTTCCCATAATACTTTATGAGCCTTGGCATGTTCCTCAATTGAGAGATTTATAAGATTTGAAGGGTCATCTGTTCCACCCATGTGCTTTGGTATAATATGATGTATGTGTTTCATAAGTTCATTCTAGTTACTAATTATATGTATTTATAAGCAAAAAGAAAGGGAACCGAAGTTCCCTTTCAAAACTACCATTCTTACCGATGGTTTCTTGAATTTACATCAAGTTTACAACCTACATGAGGTTGGCGACTTGGAAAATTCTGTAGTAAACATTGCTACGAGTAACTAAACGACCATTACCTGTAGAAGCTGAGTAAACACCTTCTGCAAATGGGTTAGCAACCATACCGTAACGAGTTTTGAAACCGATTTTTGGTTGGAATGTGAATTGGTCAACTGCACGAACCATTTGTAGAGGTACGTATGGGCAGTAGAAAATACCTGCGTCATAAGGTGATGAACCTTTGTAACCTACAGTAACTAATTCGTTGTTGCTTGTGTAACCACCGAAGTATGGATCGATATACACTTTGATACGACCGTGTAATAGACCAGCATATGTGTTGCCTGTATCGTCAACTTGTAAATCAGCAGATAAAGCAGGAGTGTATTGTAACACACCAGCCATAGCAAGAGCTGAAGCTACGTCAGAAGAAACGATAAGAACGTTACCTTTGCCTCTACGAGTTTGTTTAGCAATAACGTTAGCATCACGTTCGATTTGGAAAATCAAACCTTTGAAACGTTCAACTGACCAACGACCGTTAGAGTCTGTATCTAAGTTGAAAATACCAGCAGTTTGTGTACCGTATTGAGCACCTGCTTTAGCAACTGCGTAGATAGTACGAATAACTTCACGGTTGATTTCTGCCAAGATTTCTGTTGACAAGATGTTTGACAACTCTGTTTCAGCATCCAAACCATGGATAGCTTTCAAATCTTGAGCAAGTTCTAGTGAGTATTCAGCTTTCAAAGCACGGCTTTGAGCTGTAACTGAAACTTTCTCGATTGAGAATGCCATTTGTTGGAAAGGAATACCTGTATCAGCACCCAATGTTTCTGCAGCACCAGTAGTTAAACCGATACCAGAAGTGAATGTGTTAGAACCGTTCACTGATTGGTTGATGTTACCGTAAGCAGATGGGTTAGTATTAGCATCAGTTAAAACTGTACCACCGAAACCGTATGGGTTAGATGTAGATACGTTACCTGAGAATACTGTGTTAGCTTCGTTAAAGAATGCTTCGTCGCCAGATTGACTGTCGTAACGGGCACGCATTGCGAAGATAAGACCAGTAGGGCCTGTCATTGGTTGTACACCAGCAACATCATAAGCAATCAAGTTAGGTAAAGCACGGCGAACCAATGAGATTAAGATTGGGTCGTAGTTTTTTACACCACCGGTTAAGTTTGTAGGACCGTCATTGGTTTCGTTAAGTTGTTGACGCTCTTGAAGGATGGCCTTTTGTTGGTTCTCAAGAACCATTGCGGTCACAGCCTTTTTATATGGGTCTTTAATAGCGTCTAGTTCTGGATGCTCCAAAACTGGTTGCCATTTAGTTTGTAATTCTTCTGAAAGATACATTATAGCTCCTTAGTTTTCTTTTTAATTATTATTTTTTCAAGGTTTTAGAAATTGTTTGTGCATAGATTGACATCTCAGCATCAGCAATCTTCGCTGTAGCTGGTTCGTCATCAAAATGAACACTCTCATCTAAAAATTCTTGTTGGTCTGCAACTTTAATAGTAGATGGGAAGTATGATTCTTTAATCATTTCCAATTTACCAGTAAAGTCTTCTTCAGTAGTGAAATCAACACCTTCTGCAAGTGCAGCAATTTTTTCTACTTGGGTTTGAGTCAGGCCTTCACATACTGCGTAAATAGCCTCTACTTTTCTATGTTCGTTAAGTTCTTTATTCAACTCAACAGTTTTATTGATTTGTTCATTTAGTTCATCTTCTAATGAAGTAACTTTTTCAGCTAACTCTTCAACGATATCAACTTTTTCTTGAGGGATATCAATGTAATGCTCTAAGAATAAATCTTTAAGACCACCAATGAAATTCTCTACCATTTCAGCACGTAGACCTTTTTCAATAGCGATTTGATTTTCTGTCATCCACTCTTCAACCATATAGTTCAAGTAGTCATCAACTTTAGCAGCTAATTCTTCTTTAACTTGGTCAACAGCTTCTTCAAATTGAACATTCATTTTTTCTTCAATTTTTTCAGCAATGGTCATTACACGAGCAGTAACGGCAGCTTCGAAAATTGTTTGTGCTTTAGATTTGAAATCTTCTGATAAGTTTTCGCCAGCTAAAAGAGCATCAACATCTTCTGAAGAATCGTAATCAAAATCTTCTTCTGAAATTAAACTATCATTAGCTTCAGTTTCTTCACCATATGATTGGAATGTAGCACCTGGATTTTTAGCCATAGTTTGAGTTGGTTTTTTACCTGCTTTACGGTCACGAATAGTATCGTTAGAATCAGCATCTTGCTCAACTGAATCTAAATCGCCACGGCCTTCTGAATCAGCAGGACCATTAGCTTTAGAAACACCAACACCGTCAGTTTGTTTACCTACACCAGTTTTACCTGGAGCAACTGCCGTTGGGCCACCTTTAGTACCGTCTGGTGTTGCATCTGTTGTTTTAGTAAGTGCTGCGCCTAGGTCTACGACACTAGTTGCTACACCCGCTGCGTTTAAAGATTTACCTAAACCGAAAGAATCTTGTCCGCCTCTTTTTGACGAAACGTTACCACCTAGAATTTCAGCGGCTGCTTCGGAAAGATTAAGTTTTGTAGTCATTTTAAAAATCTCCTTGGACTTGTATTGTTTATTTATAATATTATAATTTTTTGATGAAGTTTTCAAATATCTGAGCTGCAACAGCTTCAATTTCTCTACGACTAGCTTTTCTAATTGCTTGTTTTGCTATGTCGTGGTCCATTTCTGTCCAAACTCCATTAACTAACATCCATTCTTTGTTTTCCATAATGCCTCTTACAAAAGCATCAGGTGCAGAGGGGTCTGCCACAATATCTGCCGCTGTGGCTAGATAGAAGTCATCTTGAACAACGTTAACACCATTTTGTTGTTTGATGGAACCCATACCACGTGAAGAGACGCCCAATTGGCCGCCACCTTCAATTAGATTCCTAGCAATGTTACCCATAGGTGTGTCAAGAATTTTTGCTTTGCCTATCCAATCATTCCCTTCTTGATGTAAATCCACAATCATGTGAGAAACACGGTCAAGATTGATTGAAGGCGTATCAGGATGACCTAATTCACCAAAGGCACGGTTTTTATTAATATATTGGTCAGTATATCTAGATACTTCTTTTTCCATTACTTCACGCATATAGATACGACCATTTCTGTTTTTTTGTTCTGTTTGTAAAAATGGACCTGTAATGAACAGGTTTCTTTTACCACCTTCAACTTCTTCGGTGATGTAACTTACAGACTCGTTGACTTCTTTAATTAGTTTCATTTTTTTTATCCTTATGGTGTCATTCCATAATCACCGTAATTGAATGCGGCTGGGTCTCTATCTTGACCACGACTGTATGTGTTGTTGTCTTTACGTAACTCAATAACAATATTATAAACAGAGTTGGCTAAAGAACCCATGCCGTATGTTTCAATACCTATATTACCGTTTGCATTTGCGGAACCTAAGGTCGGATTTGAAATAGTAATCCAGTTACCATTGTCATTATACACACCTTGACCAGCACCAAAACCCATAATAGTTTGTTTAGTGTCAGCTGTCCAATATAAACGAACATGACCTGTATTAGATGTAGAGCAATTATACCAAAGTCTATTTACAGCCAAACCATAAAAATTAACCGGTCCTGTATTAGATGTCGATATCAATAAGTTTGCTCTAGAACTATCTAAAGCCCCAAAAAGTGAATTAGCAGTAATTCTTTTGGTGTTAGACTCATCTCCAGATGCCCCATCAAAAAACCCTGTTAACTTAATCACAGAATGGGTGTTTGTGTCTTTTAAGACTTGATAAGTAAATTGGTTTGCCATTTTTTATCCTTTAATTTACATGTTTCTTAGCAAACTCAACAATTTCTTTAAACTGGTGTTTGCTTTTTTGTGCCATTTCAAAAACTTTTTGTTTGTTATTATCTGTTAATGCTTCATACATCTTTAATACAGCATTTGCAATTAATCTATCTACAACCAAAGTAGTATTATCTTCAAATACAATACGTCTAGTGGTTTCTTCTGATACTATTTCTTGCAATTGATGTATCACATCTTGTGTTTCTGGTTCTTCAAACTCTTCAACTGACAACAATGAAATGCCTTTATCGTCAAATGGAATACTAACATATTTTTTAATGCTATCAACATAATATAAAGCAACTCTTTGGCCATTAGGGAATTGTCTAATGGACTTTCTACGCATTACCATAATAGCAGGAGGATCCTTAGGATTTTGCTTAGAAGAAACTTCTTCTAACTCCTCAATATCCTCCTGTACTGGAATACTTTCAATGTAATCTTTTAAAGATTTCATTAGTCTTCTTTGTCGCCTTTATGCATGCGCTTTTCGTGGCCTTTAACTTCTTTTTTGGCAACATCTTTACACATGGCTTTATCTTCAGCTTCGTCTTCGTGGCCTTCTTCTTTTTCTTCCAATTGAACATCTTCAGTTGAAATAGACATGCCTAACATTGAAGCACCAACCTCTTGTTTTTTTGCTTCGATTGCAGCAGATACTCTGTCGTGAATAGAAGCATATAAAGCTTCACGCATTTCTTTTGCGTTATCATCAGCTGCGAAATCTATAATTTGTCTTGCGTCCATGTTATTCTCCAAATTCTTTATGGTATATTTATAATACTATTGTTTAAGGTTTAAGTCACCGCCACCACCACCATTAGATGGCTTGGTTTGTTGTGGTGCTTTCACTGGTACCGGAGCACCTTGAGGACTTGCGTCCTGCCCGCCTGGTTGAATCATTGGGTCTTGTTCTAACGTTGGCGTCTGTGGTGATTCTCCGCCACCAGAACTCA